CTTTTTACTATTATCTAGAATATTTGAATGTATTGCTAATAAAACATTGACTGAGGAAGCTTTAGATGCTTTAATTGAATCTAAACCTGATTCGAAAGAAGATGTTACTCTAGAAGAAATTAAAGAATCGACCGCTGAATTAATAACAGAAGTTGAAATGAAAGTATTATCATTAAGTGACAACCCTCAATTTACAGCTAAAGTAGCTGACGAGAATGTAATATGTGTTAGCCTGTGTGAAAGCATTCCTGATGCATGTGGTACAGCTAAAATAAATTTTATGGAATCTACTATTTTTCTTAATGGGTGTGATTATGATGGAAAAACATCCATAAATTTAGATGTTGAAATTAATGGCAAAATGTTCTATAATACCCCCTTCATTGTAAGGGAAGATTCTAGTGTAGAAAATTCCCTACAGATAGACAGGAATATATTATGCAACAGCGAAACCCCTTCTTCGTAATAGAAGAATTCATTTCACCATTAGCTTGTGAAGATATCATTTATAGGCTGAACCATACTACACCAGATTATGACATAGAAAATATACCACTCAAGACAGTTAAATCAAACAGACTGTCAGATATTCGGTTATTACCTAGTCTTGAAGAATACATACCAGACCTTGAAGCATATTATGAATATGAACATAAAGGTATATTACCCTTTAATTATGAATGGTATGTTCCGGGGTTTAAGAAAGAAAACCCTAAATGTGAAAATAGTGCATATATAAACAATAAATGGGTCAGAATCAACGATTATGATTTTACCGGGATATTGTTTTTAAATGATTATCAAGAGAAACCCCCATTCGACTCAAGTTACGAAGTGGTCGGTGGTAAATTAGAATTTCCATATCATAATTTTGCTTTTAATCCTGTTAGAGGCACATTAATAATATTCCCCGGTGATCAACATTTTATCAATCACACATCACCTGTATTGGCAGGTGAACTTAATCAAATACGCTTTCATATGGTAGCAGAATCTATGTATAATTATGATAAAACTAAATTTCAAGGTTCATACTTGGATTGGTTTGCTAAATAAATAATTATAATTATGGAACGATATGAAAATTTATTTAAAATATCTTACCAATATTTTATTGGTAGGTGCATTATTAATACCTAACACGTCTTTTCCTTCAATGATATTCTTTTCTAAGAATTTTGAAAAGCCTTCATTGCTTAGCGAAATTAAACGAAAAAGTCATATAGATGGATATTTTAGAAGCAACGTACATCGTGAAGATGTAACTGACTTAGAATGTTTAGCATTTGCAATATATGGAGAGGCTAGGGGAGAAAAACGTATAGGGATGACTGCGGTAGCATTTGTTATCCACAATAGACTTACCAATAGAAAGCGTTGGAATTATGATAATTACTGTAATGTTGTCACAGCCAAGGGTCAATTCTCATTTAAAATAAGAAGACCTAAAAACGATAGAGAGTATGAATCTTGGAATTATACGTTAGAATTGGCTAATCACTTGATTGTTGAGAATGGATTTGATAAGATTGAATCACCAGTGCATAACGCTACCTTTTTTAATTCATTAGAGTCACAAGAAGAATGGATGGGAAAGAGAAAATTTATCACTAAAATTGGAAATCATTATTTTTACGCATAGGAGATAATTATGAATGATATGGATTTAGGATTCACACTACCATCAAGCCAGAGTGACAGAGACAAGATTAAGAAGAACTTAGAAGAAGTTTCTGGACAGCTTCAGATGATTGCAGATAGGAAAGAACAGATTAAAGAAATTATTGAAGCAACAGCAGATGAGTATAAGATACCAAAGAAAATTCTTAGCAAAATTGCAACTACAATGTTTAAGAATCAATATGCTGAAGCTTCATACGAATCGAGTATATTTGAATTAGTATATGAAGGTATTATTGGAGAAGAATCAACACCTAAGACTTCATATGAAGATGACGAAGGTTAAATTCTAAATTACTAGAAAGAGATTGATAATTATTTGGGCTACTATATATTGGTAGCCCAAATGGTTTGAGGATTTGATGAGTTATATATCGGCACAATTAACAAAAGATCGTTCACATGTTCTTTTATGGAAAAGAATAAATGGAAAACGTATTCTAGATAGAATACCAACACCATTATATTTTTACCTTGAGCACCCACAAGGTACTTATGACAGCATCTATGGTAAAAAATTGATGCGTTGTGATTTTGATGATTATCAAGAGTTTTATCAAACTAAACAAGACTTAATAGAACGTAAAGAAACGTTATACGAGTCTGATATCAGACCAGAGTATAAGATATTATCTGGTTTGTATGGTGCAGAATCTGTCATGCCCCATGTCACATTATATGACATTGAAACTGATTATAATCCTACGGCTGGTTTTGCAGGCCCATCAAATCCATATGCTCCAATTAATGCCATCTCTATGTATCACATGCATACACAGAAAGCTATTGTCTATGCTGTCCCTCCAAAGAATAAACACTGGAATGACAGTGAGATTGAAGAATTAAAGAAACTGTGCAATATTGTCATTTGTAAAAACGAGAAAGAATTATTGACTTACTTCATGGAAGAAATTGAAGATACTGATATTCTTTCTGGTTGGAATAGTATGGGGTATGATGACCCCTACATCTATGAAAGATTGAAGATTGTTTTTAATCTTACTGTGGCTAATAAGCTGTCCTTTGTAGAAGGTAAAGCACCTTTCTATAAAGAGATAATGAATAAATTTAGAGTGCCTACTAATAAATTAATTACTTCAGGTAGAATTTTGTTAGATTATATGGAATTGTTTATTAAATTTTCTCAAGCTAGTAGAGATTCTTGGTCACTAGATGCTGTTGCAGAAGAAGAATTAGAAATACGAAAGATTGAATTTGATGGATCATTGTACAAACTCTACAATGAAGATTTCATTAAATTCTTACTATACTCTATTCGCGATACGGAAATCCTGAGAGGATTAGAAGATAAATTTGGCTTTATGGCTCTAGCTGTACAAATGTCACATGCCAATACTTGTTTGATCGAGGATGCTCTAGGTACAACTAAACAAACCGAAATGGCTATTATAAATGAAGCTCATGAAAATAAGTTGATAGTGCCTGACGCATCCGAACTTTCTTTAAGAGAAGGTAAGTTTAAAGGTGCATATGTTGTCCCTACTATTCCGGGTTTGTATGAAATGGTTGGGACTATTGACGTAACATCATTGTACCCATCGACCATGAGAACATTAAATCTTAGCCCAGAAACAATAATGGGACAATTTTATGAAAATAATTTTGCCTTTGAAGAAATTGTTAACGAAACTAATAATGATTTAACACTATTGTACGAAAATGAAATGTCAGAAACAATGACAGCTAAACAATGGAAAAAATACCTTAAGGATGCAGGTTGGATTATAACTGCTGCAGGCACTGTGATAACCCAAGAGAAGATGGGGATCATACCATCAATTTTAACTAGATGGTTTACTGATAGAAAGAAATATAAAAAGTTAATGGCACAAGAAATAGAAAAGCTTGCATCATTGATAAAGGGTACTGATGAGTATAAAGAAGTTGATTCTAAGATTAAATTTTACGACAGACTTCAAAATATTAAAAAATTGTCTCTTAACAGCCTATATGGTGCATGTGGTAATGCGTATTTTAAATTTTATGATGTGAGGATTGCAGAATCCACCACACGTTCAGGTGAACAGATATTACGTCACATGCTTAAAACGGTTGGTAAGAAAATGGGGCATGGATATGTATATCCTAATCCGTTCATTGTTGCAGGCGACACCGATTCTGCGATGTTTCTTACTGAAGCAACAAATCTTGATGATGCATTGACAGTAGGTAGAATTATCCAAAAAGCTATTAATATAAGTATGCCTATCTTCTTAAAAAATACATTTCTGACCCAAGACGACAATTCAACTTATGTATCGGTTGAGTTTGAAAATATAGGCAAACGTGCAATATTTGTAGGTAAAAAGAACTACTTAATTAATCTGATCTATAAAGATGGTAATATAGTAGACACCTTTAAAATTATGGGTGTTCAGATTAAAAAGACTAATTTACCTAAGTATATTAGAAAAGATTTAACTGAATTTATGAAGACTTTTCTTCATGGAAAACCATGGTCTGAATTAGGAACAGATATAGTTGAATATAGAGAAAAGATAAAAACTGATGATAATATATTAATTTTAGGGTTGCCCAAACAAATTAAAGGTTTAGAAGAGTATACTAAATCATATAAAGATAAGCCTGCTGTGGTTCCATTAACATCACTTAAGTTACCCGGCCACGTTGCAGCCTCTATATTGTGGAATGAATTATTGGAAGAAAACGAGGATAAGGTATCTATTCCAATCAGATCAGGCATGAAGATTAAAATATTTTACATGAAGGAAAGAATAAATGGTTTCAAAAGTATAGCTGTTCCAGAAGAACTAAAGATAATTCCAGACTGGTTTAAATCTAAAATATATGATACCATAGATAGAGAATTACAAATAATACGATTAGTTGACAAACCATTACAGCAAATTTTGTCAGCTATTAATGAAGAATTGGCAACACGTCAATCACTTTTAATAGAAGATGAATTTGAGTTTTAATAAGGATTAATATGAAATTAGATACAACAATAAAAGAAAAATTGATTGACATTGTTTCAACTGCACATAGTATAGGAATATCTGCATTAGTGATTGATGCTGATTCTATACGAGGGGTTGGCGAGAAGAAAGCACTTATATTATTAGATACCAATACACCCGACATAAGTGAGTTAGGTTCAATTGCAGTTAATAGAGTAAACCTGTTTAATTCTAGAATATCATTAATGAATGGAAAAACAATGTCAATGGAAGCTGTCACTAGAACAGAAGATAATGGAGATGTATTAGTTGAAAAATTTATTTTGAAAGATAAGAAAACAACGGTAGATTTCAAATGTTGTAGGGCTGGACAAATTAAGGCTCCAAAAATTTTAAAGTCTGCGATGATATATCAGTTCGACATATCATCTGATAGTCTACAAATGATGATGCAAGCAAATTCCGCGATGAATAACGATAATCTATCATTTAACTTAGAGGATAATGTTGTTTATTTTAAATTAACTGATAATTCTGGGGATATGTTAAAACACGTTATATCTGATGAAGTAAATATATTAGATGATGAAGCTACCAAGACATTCTTTTTTAATTATGATAAAAAGATTTTACTACCATTGATAAAAATGGCATTCAAAAATGGAGCAGATACATTATCATTACAGTTGACAAGTCGAGGATTTATTAATTTGACAATAAATTCTCTTAACATATTTGTCGCACCGGAGATATAATAATGTTTAATAATAAAAAAATAAATGCGTTAAGTGAGCGCGTAAGCATATTAGAAGCTGATGCTAACACAAAAAATGAGCGAATAAAAGTACTTGAAAAACATTTAGAATCCTACTTACAATATAAAAGTAAGAAGGATTCTGATGAGGTATATTTAGAAATACTGACTGAATCGTTTGATCCTAATACTGGTATTGAACTTAAATTAGATTGGAATGAAGCTGCTATTAACTATCTTAAAAGAAATGGTTTTCATGGTCCTGACGATGAAAGTATTGTCGAACAGTGGGTATATACATTGTTTAAACATGCGCAACATAAGGTATTAGAATGAGTGAAGATGTAGATACACTGTTAATAGATGCGACAAATCTTTGTCACATTCATTTTCATGGTAATAAGAATGCTGACGATGATGAATATATCTCAATGACATTTCATACATTATTGTATAGTATTAAATTTTTATACAATAAATTTAAACCTAGTAAAATTGTCATGGCGTTTGATCACACACATCCATCTTGGAGAAAATTATATACTAAGAACTTAGATGAGTGCGTTACACATGTCGGATATAAAAGTAAAAGAAACCAAAAACAAACACCTAAAGAAAAAGAAAGAAGACAATCTTTAGATAAAGAAAGTGTTTTTTTAAAAGAGTTTTTTAAAGATAATACTACGATAACTACACTGTCCAGAAAATACCTTGAAGGTGATGATATTATTGCTGGATATGTACAGAAGTATACTGATGAAAATGTGGTGATAGTTAGTAGTGATAAAGACTTCACACAATTAATCAGTGATAATGTTAAACTATATAATCCAGTGGCTAATGAATTTAGGTCATTGAGCGATTGGAATAATGACAGTAAATTATTCTTATTCGAGAAATGTATTAGGGGAGATAGTGGAGATAGTGTTATTTCTAGTTATCCACGTTTACGTTCAAATAAAATTGTTGAGGCATATTCAGATGATTTTAAAAGAAGTAATCTTTTTAATCACACATTCAAGTGTGAGGATATCAACCCCAAAACGGGTGTGTTAGAAACTCATGAATATGAAACAGGTAAATTATTTGAAGAAAATGTGCTTCTAATGGATTTAAATAAACAACCAGATTATATACGTGATTTGATTGATGAAACCGTAAGTGACCTTACTTCAGCTAAATTCAATATGTTCAATTTTTTGAAATTCTGTAATAAGTATAAATTGCCCAGACTAATTAAAGAAGCAGAACAATTCATAAAACCATTCAACCTACAAAAACACTCTGATAGTATTTAACTTATTGGACCATTTGGTCCCATTGTAACTGTGGTAGTTGTTTCTGTTTCTGTTTTTGTAGTATTTGATTTAGCAAGCGGAAGTGGTGGCACAGGTAATTGTGGTGTAGGTAATACCGGAGCCTTTCTTTGATGCTCCCTGATATCATCAGGCATACCTTGTTCCCAACGTCTACCGCTAGCTGTATAGAAACCAAATATAATGGAAGATAATCCTATAATGGTGGTTACTAAGGTAGTTTGTGCTGGTGTGGGTCCGCCTACAACATCTTGCACGGTACACGCAATACGTTGAGCCTCATCTAGTGGGGTTTTATTGTTTAAGAATATTTGTAAAACGGCTGCATCACATTTTTCTTGGACATACGTAGGTATAGATTTGTACCATAAATACAAATGCATGACGAGAATACCATACGCTAAAAGCATTAAGCGCGGCATAACTCTCCACGCATCAAAACTTTCGGCCATGACTAATGAAAAGTTTCTAAAATTCTTATATTTTGACATATAATTATTTATAAAATGTGATATATCTATGACTAAAACTACTGAAAAAAAACCACGAGGAAGACCAAGATACTGCTTCTCTTATCAAGAAGCTGCACAAATTGCGCAATCTGAGGGAATCACTTCTGCAAAGGAATATGCTAAATGGTGGAAATTTAATTTACCATCACGAATGCCAAAACGTCCTGATGCTGCATATCGAAGTCAAGGATTTTCTTGGTTATATTTTTTAGGTGGAAATAACACATTTCCTATGGCAAGAAAAACTATTCGACCCTTTAAAGATGCAAAAACATTTGTGTCACGGTTAGGATTAAAAACTCGTGCAGATTGGTTCATGTATTCAAAATCAGGAAACAGACCTGATGATATCCCCGGAAGACCAGATATTACTTATCGAGAAACAGAAGAATGGATTTCTTGGAAAGATTTCTTAGGTGCTAATCTAATGGATAAACATAGTTTATTAGTTACTGCTAAACGGGTATTATTCTTTATAGTAAAACTAAATGATAGACCTAGCAATGTCTACAAGTTTGGGACTACGTATAATGAACCAGATTATTTGATAAATTTACAAAAAGAGAA